GAGCTTTTCCCGGAGCGAAATGGTCCGCGTATCCCCCGCACGCGGGCATTCGACGCTGCAAACTCTCGGATCGTCGGGACATGCGCATAGCTGTAGCGGATGTCCATCAGGTCGGTCAGCTATGGCCAACCGTCTCGAACGATACCCTAGGCCGATGCAGCGAGCACGCCGGCCGATTGGCCGCCACCCGGGGCACAAACGTCTCTAGTTGCAGCGCTGGGCGTCCAAGCACGTCCTTGCCCGCGCCGATCACATGCACGGATGGCGGAACACCGAAGCAATCCGCACTGCCCTCCGATTTGAACGCCTGCGCGAACGAGCATGTGCCGCATGTCGGCAACGTGACGGAGATGATACGGGAGAGGTCTTTCAATTGATGCTCGCTCATAGTAACTCCACCTCGTAATCGTCATCAGGAAGAGGCCAGACAGAAACGCCATTCCCATCGTCTTTGTAGATGACGGGAATGCCCAAGGCGTCGCCGTCGTCTTCGCGCATCGCCAGCATCGTGTCCGGCTCTACCCGATTTAAGATATGGCATTGGCCGTCGAGGATCGCCGCAACAATTACGTCGCTGCTTCGCGGTCCAGTCAAGACGAACGGTTCCCCTCGGCGCATTCTCATTTCTGCGCCCCTATGTAGCTCACTTCCTCTGCGCCGTGCGACACGTCAATCCACTCGCCTGCCGCGAGCTTGAATGAGAAGCGGACGTAGCCGCGGATTTCTATCTTATCCATTTCGAAGTTCTTTTGCGTCGTCACTTCGGGCTGCACGCGGATGAATGCCTCGCGCCCCTTCGCAAAGAGGTCCATGATGCACTTTGCGCCGGCGGCTGCATCATCCTTCGTGTCGGCGTCGACCGTCGCCGTCAAATGAATCAGATCGTCTGAGTGAGTTTCGGGCGATGAGAGAATTGTCGCGGACCATCGCTCGCCGTCAATGATCATTCTCACTTTGCCTGTTCCTTCTCTGCCTTGCGGCGACGATATTTGCGCATGTAGTCGCGCATATACGCCTTTTGGTAAGAGGCGCGATCGAACTTGCCACTGGGCTTGCGGCCTTTGATCTCTACTGTTTCCTTTTCGCCTCGCGACGATACCACGTCGCTCGCGACATTGGGGGATTGCTGGTCAGCCAAGGTTTCTGCGATTCGATCGTCAGGTGCGCTTGGCTGGCTAGAGGACGCCCACTTTTCGGCCTGCCTTCCACAATGGGCTTCGGCCCTGGAGAAGCAGTCGAGGCAGCAACAATGGGCGCCGGCGAAGCCGAGATACCCCGGTGCAAGGAGCTCACTGCGCCCCTCTCCGATTTCTGTCCCGCACGTGACGCAGTAGTCGGCGGAGACAATTCGCAGATGGGACCCCAATGTCTCTCTCCGCATGTTCTGCATTTCGGCGCATCCATGCGACAATTAGCGACTATTTGCGACTGATGTCAAGAGAGACGATGTCCAGTCAGCCAGCGCGCGGCCTCTTATGCGCGAAGCGATGCTCACCGACTGGCTTGCCGCCGAGTTCACGGGCGCGCTTGTTGATCCACCCGACGACCTTTGCATGGGGCTCGCTGGTCCGGCCGATGTCATGCTTGGCGTTGGACAAATCCGACAGGTTGCGAATCGGGAACTTGCCGCCAGTGCCGGGCATCGTCTGGCCTTTGGCCTTGGCGCCCTCACGTCCGCGCGCGCTTACGCCGCCGCTCTTGGTTCGGAATGCCTTGGTTGCCATTTCACTGCCCTTTCTGTCGCTCTGCAGCGAGCTGCTGAATCTGCCGCTGCTGCTGTGCGGACTGCGCCGCCTGCTTGGAGAGAGCCGAACCAAGGCCCTGCGCGATCGTCCGCTGGAACCTCTGTGCGTCAAAGCCTTGCTGGATTTGCTGATTGCGCTGCTCGGATTGCGCCGCCTCGTCCTGATTATTGCTCTCGGCTGGCGCGAAAGCAAAGTCTTGGGAGGGCGGAAAGGCGAGCGCGTTGTCAGCCATCGTCAAGCCCTCTCAGTAAGTTACTGGGCGGCTGTGGGCGAAATGATGATTGGGAATTCCGCCGTGCGCCTTCGGTTCGCTCTGCTCGACGTCGTCATTGACGCCGGAGGTCTGAAACGAACCCTTCTCGATACCCGTCGTCTCCTTGGCGCCATTCCCATCCAGCTTCGATTGCGCCGCAGCGTCGCGTTTGGCGTCCTCGGCCGACGATTCCCACTCTTTCAAAGACATCCCGCGCTTCTTCGCCATGCGCTTGTCGTCGGCGCGATCAGCCGGGGAATCTTCATAGCGTGCCATGGCGGTTTCCTAAAAGGCATTGGAGCGCCGCAGACTGGCGGGAGGGGGGGGCGATGACCAGTCTGCGGCGCCAGGCTCAACCGAGCAACGCCACGCCCGGCGAGCAGCGGTGAATGTGCTTACGCCTTCGGTTCCCGATCCCAACCGTCCATGTGCGGTCCGTGGCGGGGCGCGGCCTGCGCCGGCAAATGGCCCTTCGTGTGATGGATGCCCGGCGGCGTCGCGCGCTCGTGATCTTCCATCGCGTCGCGCATGCCGGTGTGCGCCGTGTGGTCCGGGTGATGCCCCGTCCCGCCATGCACTTCGTCATACGATTCGGCGCCGAAGTTGCCGCCTCCGATCTTGCCCGAGGCCATCGCCTTGCGCGGGCTCATGCCGTGCTCGCCAGCCATGCCGGATTCGTGCCCATAGGGTTTGTCGCCGCCATGAGGATGTTTGAAACCTTCGTGCTTCGCCATAGGTCCGCCCTTTCGTTTGATGCCCGCGGTCCTCAAAGAGGCCGCGACCGCCTGATCATGGGGATGGCCGGCCGCGACCATCTCTCGGATGTTGGCCGAGATAACTTTGCGGCTGCGGCCTGCCCTAAGTGGCATGATGGCGGTCTCTTGCTACGAGGCGGAACTTACGCCGCTTTGCCTTCGTCCGCAACCTCGACGGCTTCAAGCTCCAGGATTGGCGGCGCCGACTCCATGACAAACCTCACCACCGTATCAACCGTGCCGCTCACATCGACCTTTTCACGGAACATCCCGAGATGTTTACCGAGATCAATCAAAGCGCCCTTTTTATCCCAGAGCTTGAACTTGATACGCCGAACCGCGCGCGCGTTCTCGCCGCGCCCTTCCGCAAAGTCCTCTACCGTCACTTCAGACAGAGCGGCAGCTTGTGCTCTCGTTAATGCGCTGAAATCCAAGTACGGATCGCCATCTTTCCCGGCCCGCATGTAGTCGGCCATATTTACGAAGGCGATTGAGGCCAGTTCCTCTAGAATGCGCTCTTTGGTGATTGACAGCCTTTCAACCGCATTCTTCGTCGCGGTCTCTTCGATGCGGCTCCTGCGGTCGAGCAACGCTTCAACTCGCTTCGCCACCGCTTCGTTCATCTTCAGGCGGCGTGCGTTGCCTGGATTTGGCTTGAACCCTGCAGCCGCGTAAGCCTCAGCAACGCCAGAGCCTTTTGCGACTTCTTGGGCGAACATCTCATGGCGTGGATTTTTGAGGATGAGCATGGATGAATTTTGCCCTACATCACCTACTTCGTCAATCGCGTTATGCCGACGCCCGCGACCGCGCCAAGGCGTATGCGTGGAGATTGTCGCCGAGCGGAACGACCCGCAAGGAGCCCGATGAACTGCCCGGCGACCCGCCGGCCGGCTCAGTCTTGTGGGTCCAGGAAAAGCTCGTCGCGCTGAAGGTTCCGCTCAGTGTCGGCTTCGTATGCGACGGCCTCAACGGGCCGTTGACCAAGGTCGCGGTGGCGGCGTTCCAGAAACAGGCCGGCTTCGTCGGCGTCGACGTCGACGGCCAGATCGGCCCGAAAACGCTCATGGCCCTGGAGAAGGTTTGACGCGCCAAACGCCCGCCGTGCGACCGCCACGCGACCGCCGCCGATCAGCGGCCGCGTGTGCGCGGGCCGAACAGCTTCGTCAGATTCGATCGGTGCAGCCCGGTTTGCTCGGCGACCTGCGCTGACGTGAGCGACAAATCGCGCCACATCGCCGCGGCGCGGTCGCGCGCTATGACCAGGTCGGTCGGCACGCGGACGCCCATCTGGCGCGACGGTGCGTTCGGTCCGTTCTGTTCCTGCATCTGATTTGGTCCATGCTTATCCGGTTCTCACCCATTGCCGCTATTCCTTGCGGTCGCCTTCCCAGCCGAGCGGCATTTGAAAACCGCTTGCGTTGCGATGTCCGCCGCCGCCGTAGCTCTTGGCAATCAAGCTGACGTCCATGCCTTCGTCGGTTGAGCGGAGAGAGAACACGCGGCCGCCCGGCGTGTCCCAGTAGCAAGCAGCGAATGGCAGGCCCTTGGCCATCAGGTTCCCGGCGTCGCTCGTCAGCGTGTACGGAATGTTGGCGACCGGCACGGCGTAGCCGCCGATGATCATGGTGCGCTGGCAGACGCGCACAAGCTCGGCGACGTCCTTGTGGTGCTTCTTCTCGATTGCCGCGCCGGCGCGCGCGAAGTCTTCGACGTCGCTGTCAGTCTGTAGGGCGGTGTCCAGCATATCCCATTGGGCGAAGTCATATTCGTGAGCGAAGACGAAGGCGTTGACCTCGCGCGATTGGGGCAGGGAGAAACGCCACAGATCGCGGTCGCCGACGTAATCGACCAAGCGTGGCCGATGCGGCTCGCCGTTGTCAGCGAAGAAAAAATCCCACGCGAGTTGAGCGCCGCTGCGCTCCATATCGAAGATGGACCGAACCGGCCATTCCGACCAGCTTTCCCACTTCCGCCGCCACAAAGTCGGGTCATAGCAGCCTGGCATTTCGGAGCCTTCCGGCTTTGCCAGTCCGGCAAGGTCTTCGGCGGCCGTCTTGTGGTGGTCGAGCACCAGGATGCTGTTGGCTTGCCGCGCGTCGCCAGATTGCAGCATCGCCTCAAGAACCGGACGCTTGTAGGAAAAATCGACCAAAATGAGATCACGGCCCGCGACGTCTGGCGCAGGTTGTCCGTAAACTCCAGGGTGAAAGTCAACTTCTCCCTCGAAGGCGCGATTGACGACCCACGCGGCAGTGAAGCCGTCGGCGCAGGGCGAGTGATAGATGCAAAGCGGCCTCATTCCGAACTCCTAGATGTTGCTGGCGTGGGTGAAAACCGGATAGGCATGATTTGGTCCTGATTCGTTATGTTCGAACAGCTTCGCGGTAGTGCTTTGGATTGATCCCGTAGCTCGCCGCAATCACCTCATGTGGCGTCTTGCCGGGCATTGCGCCAAGCAGGAACTTGCGGCGTGTGCCGTCAGGCTCGATCGAGCCGTTGACGACTTCAATGATGCGAAGCGCCTCGTCCTTCACATTGACAATCAATAGTCGGCGCGGATGGCCATTACCGTCGACATCTTTGCTGACGGTTTTCGCCAGCTTACGAATTGGTTCAAACGCCGTGATCTCGCACATGACGCGGCGCAACTCGGCGTTCGGCTCAGTCAAGATCGCTTCGGCGGTGATCTTGGCCTTGTCGGTGATGATCCAAGCGTGGTCGTCGGGGATGAGATAGCCGTGCCAGGCATAGAGTCCCCAGCCTGTGCCGGAATAGCTGATCGCCTTTCCGGTTTCGGCGTGTAGGCGCCCTGCGGCGTCACGCCAAATTTTCGCAGGACGATCCGATACAAAACAGATGCCATCGAGCACCCAATAGAATCCTGCACTCTCCGTTATTTCTAGATAATTACGGTCGATCGCGACTGCGCAGACTTCGTTGAAATAATCGGCCCAGGCGCTGTAGCCGGAACTCCAAACCGATCCGCCGAAGAAGGCGTAACCGGCCGAGCCGACGGCCGAGCCGGCGGCCGAGTCGACGGCCGAGTCGACGGCCGAGTAGAGGGCCGAGTCGACGGCCGAGCCGACGGCCGAGTCGACGGCCGAGCCGACGGCCGAGCCGACGGCCGAGCCGACGGCCAAGTCGACGGCCGAGCGGACGGCCGAGCCGACGGCCGAGCCGACGGCCGAGTCGACGGCCGAGTGGACGGCCGAGCCGACGGCCGAGCCGACGGCCGAGCCGACAGGCTCATTTTTTGCAATTCGTCTATGTGCGGTGATCTGCGCATAGACGATGGCGCTAAGCGCCGCGCTGATTGGGCACGGCAGCCAGATCACGCGGGGCTCCTTCAGATTGGCGAGCCGATACAGACCCGCAATGGCCTTTTCTGCTCGCTGGCGGTCGGCTGGCTTGGTGGAAAGCCCTATCGCGATCCACTTCTGAACGAATTCAGGAAATCGAGCTTTCTGTTCGGCGGTAAGCGATGTGATCATTTTGGGCTCTCCGATGGGCTGCATGAGGTTCTCAGTCGGCGACGCGGAGTTCCTCTGCGCCAGCGCTCTCGACCTGGCGGCCGACCAGATAAGCTCCAACTGGAATGCGAATACCGTCGTGCTCCTCATGCACCAGGCACATCGAGCCGGTCTTGACGATCAAGACGCCGACGATGAGATCAGTGCGCGAGATCAGGCCGCGCTCACGCATCGCTTCGCCGACGCTCGGATCGCGGAACAGGCGCGCACTCGGCAACGCAACTTTATTTGCCAGCGCGTCGGAGATCAGCCGCTCGACGACGAGGTTGGGCTCGTCGAGTTCGCGCGGCGCCGGACGCTCGGCCAACGCGATGGCGTGGTGATGGCCGGTGACCTCACCTTCCTGAAGAATGAGCCGGCCAGCGACCGGTAAGATCTCATCGTTGCAGCTGATTTCAATGTCGGTAGGGAGGGGAACGATCGACACGTCGCCCTGAAACGCCATGCCCTGCGAGGGGTTATAATCGCGGATTTCCATTTTGCTTTGCTCCTTCACGTCAGATTTAGTCGCGGTGAACTGTCTCACGATTGCAGGGCGCGACTCTCGGATGAGCCGAAACCATGCTGGCCAGAGGTGGCGCTCGTCAGCGGCGCCTTTACCTTGTCCAGCGGCGGAGAACGGTTGGCACGGGCAGCTTCCGGTCCACAGCGGGAAGTCGTCGGGGATGCCGGCGAGTCGCAGGGCCGGATAGACCAGATCGAGAAATTCCTGGCTGGGATGGCCGGTGGACGTCATGGTGATCCCGGCGCCAGCGGCGTCCCTCTCGGCTCGCTCGTCTTGCGCGCTCGTCGCAATTCGCCGCTCTCCCGCCGCGCCCGCGCGATCTTCACGCCAACCGCCTCGATCGCGTTGGCGAGTTCGGGGTCTTCGCGCTTGATCGCCGCCTCGATCTGGTCGCCGGTAAGGCCGATAAGCCGCATTTGGACGCAGCTCGCCTCGTGGGCGAGGCATTCCTCCTGGGTGGGGAACACTTCGCCATCAAAGGCTTCGAACTTGGTGATCGCTTTCATGCCGCTTCCTCGGGTTCGTCAGTTATGGCGCTCGCAATGATATAAATACTGCCCACTCGAATCTAAGTTGCTGAGTTGACAGTTATTATCCTGCTGCGCGGCCCAATGGATGAAGGACCACGCGCCATAGCCGATGATCAGCAGCGCAAGGCTAGCGCCGCCAAGTATCGTAACCCCTGAGATAAAATAGAAAATTTGATCTTGCCAATGCCAATGGCCTTCGTAATACCGCTTCCTATCGGCATATCCACGATCATAAGCCGCGCTCGCTGATTCGCCCACTTTCCGCCTCATGCTGCTTCCCCTTCGTCTGCCTCGCCCACAGCGTTCCACACCCGACCGATCAGCCGCCGCCAGTAGGCTTTCGAAAACCACACGTCGGTGCGGCCAAATCGCACGGTGACAACGTCGCCGTCGACCTTGATCGGAATATCGTCGACCGGCTGGCGCTGGGCGTGCGCGACCACGGCTTGCGTGTCGACGTCCTTGGCGGTCGCATGGCCTTTGCCGCGTTTCTCGGCGACTTGGACGGCGCGATCGAGGATTTCAGCGGCCTGCTCGCCATGGCGGCGCACAGTTTGAGCCGCCAGCGTGGCGCTGACCTTGCCGGCGCGCACGGCTTCTTTGACCTTGTGCGGCGCGGCCTGGAAGTCGATCGCCTGGGCGATGAAGGTCTGCGACTTGCCGAGCGCCTTGGCGAGGTCGGGGACGCTCTTGCAGATGTCGTAGGCGCGCTTGATGTTGACGCTCTCTTCGAGCGGTGTCAGGCGCTTGCCCTCATTGGAAACGCTGTGGTCGATGATGCGGTCCAGTTCGGACGTGCCGCGCGGCTCTGGCACGGCGTAAACGACCAGATCCTTCGCACCGAACTTGAACTTCGCCTTCATCGCCGCGTGCCAACGGCATTCGCCATGAGCGACGAAGAAACCATCGGCGTCCTGCGCGACACTGATCGGGTGATTCGGCAGGAAACCGTGTTCGAGGATCAGCGCCGCCAGCTTGTCGATATGCTCCTGATTTTCGGGCGTCGACAGGTCGCGCGGGTTCAAACCAGCTTTGATGCGCAGCTTCTGCGGCTCGATGGCAAACAAGGCCGAGCGCGACTTGGCTTCGACTTTCAGATCAGGCATGGGGGCGATTCCTCAGACAGACGAAACTTCGGGTAGCGGCCAATCTTCCGGCTCTTGATCGCTAAACCACACGACGAGTCGGTCGAGTTGCCACCCGTATTCAGTTGATCGAGCGGCGGCGGCGTCGGCGGCGGCGGCGGCGGCGGCGGCGTAGGCGGCGTCGGCGGCGGCGGC